TGAGGTAAGATATGACTATAAAACAACTTTTCCCGATAATTCTGATAGCTCTTGACGTTGCCGCCGCCATCGTTTATCTCTGCCACGGCGACTTCAAACACACCATCTACTGGTTTGCGGCGGCAACTCTGACCGCAACTGTAACATTTTGAAAAACGGATTCAGGAGAATAATGATTGACAAACAACAAATAATCAGAGCCTTGGAGCTGTGGTTTCAGCCCGGCGATGTCTTTGAAATCAGAGTACTGGATGCTACGACAGCGGACTATATGCGACCGCATGTCGAGTCCGGCTACTTTGATTTTGAGCACATTGACGCCGTCGCCGATGCGCTGGCAAAACTACGCACCTATCGCGGTATTTATGCGACAGTCAACCCGGTCAATCCGGCATTGCTGGCCCGCGCGAACAACCGTATCCGGGCTGTCGGACGCGAGCCCACAACAGCTGATGCTGACATCCTCTGTCGCCGCTGGCTGTTGCTGGATTTTGACGCAAAACGTCCCAGCGGCGTGTCCAGCACCGATGAAGAACATGATAATGCACAGCTCAAGGCAATGGAAATTCAGGAAGCGTTGTCAGGTTGTGACTGGCCGGAACCGATCATGCTGGATTCGGGTAACGGCGCACAGCTGATGTATCGGATTGATCTGCCATCAGATGATGAAGGACTTGTTCAGAAAGTAATCCAGACCATCGCTGGCGCGTCTGACGATCAGGTTGACATCGACTTAACCGTTCATAACCCTGCTCGTATCTGGCGCATTCCCGGCACCATGAACTGCAAGGGAGATTCGATTGAAACAAGGCTACACCGCAAGGCAAAGCTTATTTCAGCACCGGAAAAGCTGGAAATACTGTCAAAGGAACAGCTCCGGGAGCTTGTCGGAGCAACAGAACCGGTCAACTGTCAAGGAATTATTGACAGTTCGAAATTCAATATTGACGATTGGATTGCTCTGTACTGTCCGGAACTCGGACAGCCGCAGGACTGGAAAGGTGGCAGGCGATGGGTGTTTAATGAATGCCCGTTCAACCCGGCGCACAACAATCGTTCCGCCGTACTCATCGAACAAGCCTCCGGTGCGATAGCGTTCACCTGCCATCACAACTCGTGCCTGGGCAACGACTGGTTCAAGCTACGGGAACTCAAGGAACCGGGATGTTATGAGCCGCCTCAAGAATACCCGGAGGTTAATATTGACGGCATTCTCAATCAGAATAAGCCTAAGGTGGAAAAATGCGAATCGTTATTCCCCGATCCCGGCCCGCTGCCGGATAAGCTGCTCAAAGTTCCCGGCTTTGTCAATGACGTGGTCAAGCTCTGCATGGATACTGCGCCTTATCCAAATCGTGTGCTGGCGTTCACCGGAGCGTTGGCCTTCCTCGCATTTCTTGTCGGACGCAAGGTCAAGGATAAGCGCGATAACCGCAGTAATCTCTATCTGATTGCCTTGGCTGATTCCGGCACCGGTAAAGACCACCCGCGCAAGGTTAACTTCAATCTGGCGTTCCTTTCTGATGTTGCTAACAGTATCGGCGATGCGTTTGCCTCCGGAGCGGGACTGGAGGATGCATTGTTTCTGCATCCGTCGATGCTGTTCCAGGCAGATGAGTTTGACTGTATCTTCAATACCATGAAATACAGCAAGGACGGGCAGTCTGAATCCATTAACGAAAAACTGCTGAAGTTCTATGGTGCGTCAAACTCGCTGTACCCGATACGTAAAAAGGCTGTGGCAAGGCTCAAAAACACCGGTGATCAGATTGAAGTAAATCATATCGTCAATCCTAACCTTGTAATCTTCGGAACAGCGATACCAAAATATTTTTATGAATCGCTGTCACGCCGTGTCCTTGAAAACGGACTTGTGGCACGCTGCATCATCGTTGAAGCCGGTAGTCGTGGCAAGGGTAAGATGGCGATGCCGATTGCTCCGCCGGATTCGCTGGTCCGGGCGGCGAAGTATCTGGTCACCCTTGACCTTGGAGGCAATCTCTCCCATGAGAATCCAAAGCCGTTAATCATCAGCGAAACCCCGGAGGCGACGCAGAAGATCATAGAGCTACAGGCCTATTGCGATGAGCAGTACCATTTTTATGAGAAGCATAACGAAGCCGGGGCAATGGCTCTGTGGGCGCGTGTTCATGAAAAGGTATGTAAGCTCGCGCTCCTGCACGGTATAAGCTCAAACGTGTATGAACCGCTGATAACCGAGAAATCGGTTGATTGGGCATTCAAATTTGTTGAGCACCTCACAAAACGCATGCTGTTCATGGCTGAAAGCTATGTTTACGAGAACGTCTTTGACGAGAAGTGTCAGAAGATTATCCGTTACCTGAGGCAGGCGGGAGGAAAAATGAAGCATTCTGAATTATTAAGAAAAACTCGAGAGTCCAAGGATATCTTTCGCAGCATCATTGATACACTGCAAGAGAAGGAAATGATCACCCTTAAAATGGAAGCAGGTAAAACTAAACCAATCAAGTTTTATGAGCTGCTATAATTCGCAAAAATAGTTCTCAAGAAAAGTAACTTCACAAAAATCTGCAGACTTTTGAAAGTGAATTTTTAGCAGAATCGTGTGAACTTGTGAATTATCTCGTGAACTATCTTTTTGCCATAAGACTCTCTATTTAAGTACAAATATATATATAATATTCTTATTATTTTTAATAATTCACAAATTCACATAGGTGGTCACGTCCGCGGAAAAAACGTATACGCGTATATAGGGGCGGAAAAATGTGAATTATCTGGATCGACAATATTCGAATGGCCTCTCGCAGATATCCCATGGTTCCTTCCTGGCGATATCAGGGAATACGGCGGGGGAAGCAGGCAGGCTGTTAAAGACACTTGCTTGCAGCTGATAAAAAAATATTTTCCACTAATCATCAACCACTTACAAAACCTCTAAGAATATAAATAAAATTAGAGGATTTGCAAATATCAAACTCAAAGACAGGAGATTTTTCTATGCAAATCGTACAAATGAACATCGCGGACGTAAAACCTTACGAACGTAACCCGCGTATCAACGACAATGCAGTGGAAGCCGTGGCAGAATCCATCAAGGAATTTGGCTGGCACGCGCCCATCGTCGTCGATGAAAATCACGTCATAATCTGTGGGCACACAAGGCTACTCGCAGCCAAACAACTGGGACTGGACACGGTTCCGGTACACGTTGCCAAAGGGCTGACACCGGAGCAAGTGAAAGCCTATCGCATTGCCGATAATAAAACCGGTGAGATTGCCGAATGGGATTATGATCTATTGCCTCTGGAACTGGCCGATCTGCAGATGGCGGATTTTGATATGTCACTGCTGGGCTTCAATGCCGCAGAACTCGACTCGCTGCTCAACGGTGAAAACACCGTTGCCGATGGCGAAACCGATCCTGACGCGGTACCGGAAGTTCCTGAGGAGCCGGTAAGTAAACATGGCGAAATTTACCGGCTTGGCGACCATGTCCTGATGTGCGGCGACTCCACCAGTTCTGACGACGTTGCCAAATTGATGGACGGACAACAGACAGACATGGTATTTACCGACCCGCCGTATGGGGTTAGTTACAAAGGTGTGAACAATCCCGGCGGGCGCGAATGGGAGGTCATCGAAAACGATGATCTGCGTGGCGACAAACTGTCGGAGTTCCTGCTGGCGGCATTCAAAAATATCAAAATGCACCTGAAAAGCAAACGAGCTTTTTATATCTGGTACGCCACGCGGAACCATATTCAGTTCGAAAGCGCCATCATAGATGCCGGGCTGAAATCGAAACAGGTGCTGATGTGGAACAAGGGTATGATCCTGGGACATTCAGATTACCATTGGGCGTTTGAACCGTGCTTTTACGGCTGTCATGCGGATGAGAACTGTGAATGGCTCGGAGACCGCTGTCAGACGACGGTATGGGATATCAAGCGCGACCATACCGGTGATTATGTCCATCCGACACAGAAACCGACCACACTGGCGCAAAAAGCAATATTCAACTCCTCAAAGGTTGGCGAAACCGTACTGGATTTATTCGGCGGATCAGGTTCGACGCTGATTGCCTGCGAACAGACAAATCGCAAGTGCCGGATGATGGAGTTTGATCCGAAATACGTCGATGTCATCCGCCGTCGCTATGCCGAATTCAAGCATGGCGAAGGATGCAACTGGCAGGAATTAACACCCGAAATAAAACAAAACCAACCCTCAAAAGGAGAAAAGTAAAATGCAAGAAATCGTAAAAGTATTCAACGAGAAAATGGTAAGGATCATGGACAAAGATGGAGAACCGTGGTTCGTGGCAAAAGATGTATGTGATGTGCTGGAGCTTAAGAATCCTACAGTTGCGGTTCAATCACTTGATGATGACGAGGTGACTAAGTTAAACTTAGGCGGCTTACATGGAGAAGCAAACATTGTGAATGAATCCGGCCTGTACCACCTGATTTTCAAAAGCCGCAAAAAAAAGGCACAGGAGTTCCGGCGCTGGGTCACCGCTGAAGTCCTGCCGTCAATCCGTAAAACCGGCGCATACCTTTCACCGGCGATGACTGACAGCCAGATTCAATCACTGCTGACGACGCTGGAACAGGAAATGTACCGGCGGATAAATGCAGAAGGCCGTCTTCAGCTTCTGGAAAAACAGTTGAAAAAGCTGGCAAAGCGGGCATTGCCCAAAGGTACTTTTGGCGAGTTGTCAAAGAAAACCGGCCTGCCGAAAGACAAGCTTGTCGCCCCTTACATCAGGAGCGACCGCAGGCCGCATCGGCCTCAGCTTCTGGAATATTTCCAGCTATTACTGCCGTTGTATTTTTCAGATGAAGTATTCAGTGAAGTTCAGGCGGTTCTTCCCGCCTGACTGAACCTTACTGCATCGCGACAAACGCGCCTTTGCGGGTCGCGCTTTTACTGAAGCGGGGAAATTCTTTCACTTTGATTTCCCGAAAAATACTTCCGTATAAAGTCTGTTCCGGGGTTTTGCATGAGGTCGGAGTCCATAGCCCGGCCTCAGTCGCCAGCTTTACCATCTCACGGGTGTTCAGCGGTTCTCCAGCATTGGAAAGGACGGCAAATGCCGCGTCGATAAGTGAAAGTTTCTTGCCGGATTCTTTCGGCTTGCTGACGATACTGACAAGACTTTTTACGGTAAATTCCCGCCCTGAGCTGAGACTTTTTACCTGATAGGAATTTTCGAGGACTTCGAGTACCTCAACTTTGACTTCGTTACGTCCGACTTTAACCATTGCTATCGTTCCGGTTTTCAGTTCGCTGGTGTTCATTTTGACCTCCGTTGGTTAGGGTTTGAACTCACTGTACACATATAAGCTTGGATATCGAAACATAGCAAATCAACCCTCTCATATATTTCAAAATAAAGGCAAATAATATGGATAACTCTTTATCTTTGACCGCATTGCAGCCGGATATGCTCGTCCGGCTGCTTAAACAGGCCGGATGCCGGACGATCTCCGAGGAAACGCTTGCCGACGATGTCGCTTCGGGTGCTCCGGTTAATCCTGACGGTACATTCAATCTTATCACTTATGCCGCATATCTGGCAAAGGAGACTTCTGACGATGGCTCAAATTAACCCGACTTCAATCCGCCCGGTCGAAGCGGCACGGCTGTTAAACTCAACGGAGCTTGGCTTTGTCCTGCCGCAGGCGCGGATCTACCGTGATTTCAACCGGGTGGGCTTCCGGATTGCAGCAGCGGATAATTCCAGAAATATCAATCTGATAAAATACATGGCCTGGTTGTTCGATCGGAAGCATGCTGAACCGACAGAAAGTTCCAGCCGCAGTTATGACGAACGGAGAGATGCTGAACGCCAGCGCCAAGCGGATCAATCACTTGCCGGACGCGACATCGGCGCATTGCCGGAAGTAGCAAACCCGCAACGCAAAGCCGACTGTGAACGCAACTTTCAGCTGTTCTGCGAGAGTTATTTCCCGGAAACTTTTGCCTTGTCATGGTCGCCGGATCATCTCAAGGTGATTGGAAAAATAGAAAAAGCGGTCTTGTCCGGCGGTTTGTTCGCCATGGCCATGCCGCGCGGTTCCGGTAAGAGCAGCCTTTCGGAAACGGCGGCATTATGGGCGATGCTCTACGGTCACCGTGAATTCGTCACGCTGATCGGTTCAACCGAATCAGCCGCCTTGGAAATCCTCGACAGCATCAAAACCGAGCTGGAAGTCAACGAACTGTTGGCTGAAGATTTTCCTGAGGTGTGTTTCCCGATTGCGGCACTGGAGGGCATTGCCAACCGTTGCGCCGGGCAGTTGCATAACGGCGAACGCACCCGGATAACCTGGACAAGCAACGAAATCGTTCTGCCGAGCATTAAAGGAAGCAAGGCAAGCGGAGTTATTGTCCGGGTTGCAGGGATTACCGGTCGTATCCGCGGCATGAAATATAAACGTTCCGATGGGCGCAGCGTGCGTCCGTCACTGGTCATTATCGATGACCCGCAGACTTCCGAATCAGCCGGAAGCCTGGAACAGACCCGCAAACGCATCCGGGTACTGGCTGGCGATATTCTCGGACTGGCCGGTCCGGGGCAGAAGATTTCAGGTGTGATGCCATGTACCATTATCCGTCCCGGTGACATGGCTGATACCATTCTTGATAAAAACAAACATCCCGACTGGAACGGAGAAAAGACCCGGATGCTGTATAAGTTCCCTGCCAATATGAAGCTTTGGGATAAATACGCTGAAATCAGGGCTGAATCTTTACGGACTGACGGCAATTTCGATGCAGCGACAGACTTTTACCGCGAAAACCGCGAGGCCATGGATGCCGGAGCTGAAGTATCATGGGAAGATCGGTTTAATCATGATGAGATATCAGCTCTCCAGCATGCAATGAATTTGAAATTGCAGGATGAAGCGGCGTTTCAAAGTGAATATCAGAATGATCCGCTGCCGGATGATAATTCGGATGAAACCATGCTGACGGTCGATGAAATTGCCAGCAAGGTCAACGGTCTGGCAAAGGATAAAATCCCGATCGACTGTGATAAGCTGACGATGTTTATCGATGTGCAGAAGGCATTGCTTTTTTATGTGGTCACGGCATGGAGCGATGACTTCACCGGGGCGGTAATCGACTACGGCGCATGGCCGGATCAGAAACGCCGTCACTTTTCGTTGACGGATGCCAATCCTACTATTCAGAGCCGATTTCCGCAGGCCGGACTTGAAGGCGGGCTTTATGCCGCGATGCAGGAGCTGACGGAGGAGTATTTCTCTCGTGAGTGGCAACGTGAGGATGGCGCGATGATCAAAATCGAACGTGCTATGATCGATGCCAACTGGGGTCAATCGACAGATATAGTCTATCAGTTCTGTCGCCAAAGTTCTTATTCCGGCATCATCCTGCCGTCACATGGACGGTTTGTGGGAGCAAGTTCCAAACCGATGACCGAGTATAAAAAGAAGCCCGGTGACCGGCTCGGTTTAAACTGGATGATCCCGAATGTAGCTGGCAAACGCGCCATCCGGCATGTGATTTACGATACCAATTTCTGGAAATCGTTTATCCATGCCCGGCTGGCGGTCGCCATCGGCGACAAGGGCTGTCTCTCATTTTACGGACGAACACCGCTGCATCATCGGCTTATCGCCGAACACCTGACCGCCGAGTACCGGGTCAAAACCGCTGGTCGCGGCAGGACTGTCGATGAATGGAAAATCCGTCCGCAACGGAATGACAATCACTTCCTGGACTGCCTGGCAGGCTGTGCTGTATGCGGTTCAATGCTTGGAGCAACTCTGCCGGAACATATCGGCGGAGCGTTAAAACTGCGGAAAGCCCCGATGAAGTTGTCATCCAGGCAGCAAAATAAAACTGAACAACAGAATCAAAACACACCGGGACGTACCCGGTTATCAGACCTCAGGAGGAGCAGATGAGTAATATCGCACCGGGTCGTACCCGGCCGGAGAACATCCGGCAGGCAGTCGATTTAGTATCGGCAGTATTACGCAGAATTATTGATAAACGACTGGATAAGCCGCGATATAAGAGCTTGTATATGAACAGAAACCAAGGAGTTGTGACATGAACAAAGACAAGCTGACAAAACTGCAGATCGACAACATAAAGCAGATGAAGCTGGCAGAGCTGCAGGCAAAATTTATGGAGCTTTATGGCTTTGAAACAAAGTCAAGAAGCGTGACATCCTTGCGACGCCGTTTAATTTACCGGATTCAGGAAATCTACTACGGCGGGCTGTCACAGGAAGATGAAAAGTTCTTGCTGCAGATCGCCCAAAAAGATCATCTGGCAACGCTGGGCAAAGCCGGAAAAAAACAGAAAACCATCATTTCCGGCACCCGGTTATCTCGCGAATGGCAGGGTAAAAACTATGAAGTCACCTCCCTGCCTGACGGCAAATTCGAATGCAAGGATAATCTTTACAGTTCGTTATCGGCAGTCGCAAGGGCAATCACCGGAACCCGCTGGAACGGCAAAGTATTTTTTGGAGTAAGCTAATATGAAAATCAAAAAACGATGCGCCATCTACACGCGTAAAAGCGTCGAGGATGGCTTGGAAAAGGAATTCAACACCCTTGATGCCCAGCGTGAAGCTGGTGAAGCTTATATTGCCAGCCAAAAGGCAAACGGCTGGGTGTGCCTGCCGGAACGCTACGACGACGGCGGATTCTCAGGCGGCAACATGAAACGTCCGGCACTGCAAAAGCTCCTTGCTGATGCCGAAGCCGGGCTGGTCGACGTGATCGTCGTCTATAAAATAGACCGCCTTTCCCGGTCGATTATTGATTTTTCTGAACTCAGCGGAAAGCTGGATGAATGGGGAGTGTCGTTTGTATCGGTAACTCAGGAAATCAATACTTCCACCAGTTCCGGGCGGATGATGCTGAATATCCTGATGACCTTTGCCCAGTACGAACGTGAGATCATCGCCGAGCGAATTAAGGATAAAATGAGCGCCCACCGCCGCAAGGGAATGTGGACTGGCGGCGCAGTTCCGTACGGCTATCAGCCCATTGATAAAAAACTGCAGATAGTCGAAACTGAAGCCGAAGTTATCCGCTGGATGTACCAGCGTTTTACTGAGGTGCAGTCGCCCAAGCAAATTGCGCTTGAACTCAACCAGCGGGGAACTTTGAACAAATACGGCAAGGAATGGGATCGGGCTTATGTCGGCAGGATTCTGGCGAACCAGTTGTATGTCGGTAAGGTGAAATATCAGGGCATCATTTACAATGGCGAACATGAAGCCATTATCGAACCTGAACTATGGGAGCGTGTCCGGGAAATAGCCAATTCCAACAATCCTATCAAAGACCCGAAAGGGCGCATTGAAAGTACCGCTCCGCTCAAAGGAATTCTGCGCTGCGGTCACTGCGACTGCGCGATGTCACCGACTTACGGGAAGAAAAAGAGCAAACAGTATTTTTACTACGTCTGCAGCCGGGATCAGCATCGGCTGGTCAAGGAGTGCCCGGTCGGTCGCATATCCGCCGGAGAAGTAGAACAGGCGGTATTGGAGCAGATAAAAGTGGTATTGCATTCAGATGTGTTCGTGGAACAATGTGCTGTCCGGCTCGGGATTTCAGCGGGTGAGGTATGTGAACTTCTCAATCCGATTACTGACGTATGGGATGAAATGGCTCCGGGCGAACGCAACCGCCTGATGGCGCTACTGGTGGACAACGCGGAAATTCATGACGACAAACTTGAGATTATACTGAAAGTTACCGAGATTGACGACTTGGTCCGTGAGACGGATGGCGATGTTCTGCTCCCTGCCGAAGCAGGTGAAAACATTAAAGTCACAGTTCCTATCAAGCTACGTCAGAATAACAGCCGACGTGAGTTGCTGGTAACCGATGGTTCCGGCCAATACGAAAGCACCCTCGCCGTCTGCATCGCCCGGGGCTTTTACTGGCAGAAGCTCATCGACGAGGGTGCATTTAAAGATGCCAAAGATTTGGCACAGTCCATGAATCTGGATAGGTCATACGTCGCAAGGACAATTAAGTTGACAAGCCTTTCGCCAAAGGTTATCCATGCCGTTATCGTTGGTGACATTCCCAACTCGATGAGCCTCGACAAACTCCGTGGCAGTATCCCTGATAGTTGGGGTGAACAAGAAAATATGTTCTTGAAAATACAGTGATTTGGCCGATGAAGAAATGTTAGACAAAAACACTGCATTTGTCATTTAAAACTTGCTTTTTACGTATTCTCAATCTACATTGTAAAACCTTGTTTAACCCTGTGCCGGATAGTCTTTGCCAGAATACTGTCTGGGCGTATTGTTTACAGGCTTATTTTGCCACAAAAATAATGGAGTTGAGAATGGAAGATAGATGGTTGTCCGTAGATAAAATTGGAGAATATCTCGGAATCAAACGAGATACCGTTTATGCATGGATAAGCAAAAAAGGCCTTCCGGCTCATCGTATTGGACGCCTGTGGAAATTCAAAAAAGATGAGGTTGACAACTGGGTAAGAGGAAACAACTAATTAATGAGCACGCATTATCACAGTCAATATTGGGGACATCACCTTACTCTTAGAAGTTCCGGAGGCAATATTGCTGTGCTTTCCCGTTCAATTGCAAATGCCCGTGTCGATTTGAACCCTCATCAGATAGATGCCGCACTGTTCGCCTTACGCAGCCCTTTCACAAACGGGGCGGTGCTTGCAGATGAAGTAGGACTGGGGAAAACAGTAGAGGCTGGGATTGTTTTGTCACAGCGCTGGGCTGAACAACGCAGGAAAATATTGATCATAGTTACAGCGATGTTACGTAACCAATGGCAACAGGAATTGCTTGATAAATTTTTTATTCCAGCAAATGTCATAGATTCAAAAGTGTTTAACGGTCTGAAAAAAGAAGGGATTGCTAATCCATTTAATTGTGCTGATAAGGCTGTAATATGTTCATATAATTTTGTGGCATTAAGGGAGGCGGAAATATCACAGGTACCTTGGGATGTAGTTGTTATAGATGAAGCGCACAGATTACGGAATGTTCACCGAAGCCGCAGGCGTTTGCAGAATAATCCATCTGCCAGAAAAACCATGGCGCATCGCATAACCGATGCTATCGGCAATGCTCCCAAATTGCTCCTAACCGCAACCCCACTCCAAAATTCTCTTTTAGAATTATTTAGTTTGGTCAGCGTTATCGACCCTCATGTTTTTGGTGACGTATCTTCCTTTCGTGAACAGTTTGTCAACAACCCTGACGAATCGACACGAAATTTGCTATTAAAGCAGAGAATTGCGCCAGTATGTACAAGAACATTGCGGAAGCAAGTGGTCGAATATGTACCCTTTACAAACCGGGTCCCAATTACACAAGAGTTTTTGCCGACGGCGGCAGAGCAGAAACTTTACGACGAAATCACCTCATATCTGCAACGCGAAATTCTTTATGCATTGCCAGCCAGCCAGAGGCAACTCATTACAATGGTATTAAGGAAATTGTTGGCTTCATCAACCTTTGCAATCGCCAGAACGCTGAACCAACTTGCCAACCGCCTGGAAAATATCGGACAGGAAATCGGGATATTTGACGATGATGATATTGACGGTATAGAAGAACTTGAGGATGAGTACCAGGAAGATTATAATGATGATGAGGAGGAGGAAAAGCAATTTGATCCGGTACAATTCAAACAGGAACAGGAAGATTTGCGAAAATATGCCGAATTAGCAGACGGGATCAGGAACAATGCAAAAGGAGACAAACTTTTATCAGCATTGCAGATAGCATTCTCTAAAACTCAGGAACTTGGGGCGGTTCGCAAAGCGGTAATCTTTACGGAGTCAAGACAAACACAAAATTATCTTTATGAATTGCTTAATTCAAACGGCTATAATGGACAGGTAGCAACTGTAAATGGTTCAAATACGGAACCGCATAACAAAAAGATTTATGAAAACTGGCTGGAGCAACATGCAAATACTGACAGGGTAACCGGATCTAAAGGTATTGATATGAAAGCGGCTATCGTTGACCATTTCCGGGATGATGCGACAATTCTAATCGCGACTGAAGCGGCGGCAGAAGGAGTTAACCTTCAGTTCTGTTCTCTGGTAGTCAATTTTGATCTGCCTTGGAATCCGCAACGAATAGAACAGCGGATCGGGCGTTGTCATCGTTATGGCCAACAACATGATGTTGTAGTGGTAAATTTCGTCAATCGCCGCAATGAGGCTGACCGGCGGGTCTATGAATTACTCAGCGAAAAGTTTAAGCTTTTCGACGGTGTTTTCGGAGCCTCTGATGAAGTGCTCGGAGCGCTGGAGTCTGGTGTGGATATTGAACGGCGCATTGCCGATGTATATCAGACATGCCGAACCAGTGAAGAAATCAAACAGGCATTTGATACTTTACAGGCGGAACTTGATGAAAAAATTAATGCCCGGCTTTCCGCCACGCGCAAAACATTGCTTGAACATTTTGACGAGGATGTACGGGATAGACTGAAGTTCAGCAAAGAACAAACCCTTGACTGTTTGTCACGTCAGGAACAATTTCTTTTTAATCTTACACGTGTGGAACTTGACGGCAAGGCTAACTTCGACACTCATTCGCCACGATTTGAATATTATGGAGATAATGCAAAAAGGGGTTGGTACAACCTCGACTGGAAATCGGCTGATGCCGCTGACGAACATTTTTATCGCAGGAATCACCCGTTGGCGGAAAAGCTTATCAATATCGCGGTGAACCGAAAGCTGCAAACAGCGGAACTCACTCTGGATTATACAAATCATCCATCGAAAATAAGCGTAATTGAATCTCTGGTCGGTCAATCCGGCTGGCTTGAGGTTACAAAGCTTACTGTCAACGCGGTTGAAACTGATGATTTTTTAATTTTTGCGGCTCAAACCGATCACAACCAACAACTTGATGAAGAAATATGTGAAAAGTTGTTGTCGCTACCCGCGTCCCTACATGGCGAAATAGATTCAGCTTGCAATTTGTCTGCAATCCGGCAAAAACAAATAGATGAAAAACTTGCTGCTATTGACAACCGCAATGGTGAGTTTTTTGATGAGGAGGTTCTGAAGTTGGACCGCTGGAGCGAAGATCTGAAAATATCGCTTGAACAGGAAATCAAAGACCTGGATAAACAGATACGCGAACTTCGCCGCTCCGCCGCGTTAGCACAGGGGCTGCAGGACAAACTTGCCCACCAGAGGCAGACTCGCGACTTGGAGCGCAAACGGAATGATAAGCGCAAGGAACTCTTTGAGGCGCAGGACGCGATCGACTCCCAGCGGGAAGAGCTGATTGTCAAAATCGAAAAACAACTTCAGCATACAACCGAAATAAAATCGTTGTTTACCATAAGATGGAGGGTGGAGTAATGTCAGTTCAGCTTTATAGCATGTATCAATATATTGTAAAATATAACCTATGTGAGAATATGACAAATGAAACATTATGAAGTATTTGGCATTTTAATTATTATATTAGGTATGTTTGTTATAGTATGGCTTGGATTGAATAAGATCCATTCCAAAGTAATTATATCGGCTGTCGTTGCAGTATGCATTTTGGGAAGTGCTTTGTTGGTTCTTAAAGATAAAATTACAAAAATAAAAATTCCTGGGATGGGCGAAATTGAAACAAAATTAGAGAAAGTACGAGAATATTTTAATACAATTGAGTCGGTAGCTAAGGTTGCCAATAGCGCAAAAGATGATATTGATAATGCAAAAACACAAATCAAAGATGCTGAACAGCAACTAAAGAATCTTAACGAATCAATATCCAATGCAGAAAAAACGTTTTCCAATTTAGAAGCCTTGTCTGTTCTTGAAACAGAATATTCAAGAGCTAAGAGAGGCAACCGTAAATCTTTTGATCTCGTTCAAAACCATACTTATGACGGCTTTTCTGAAACTCATCAAGAGTATATTCAAAGCAGAAAAGAAGATCTTAGCCGTTTTCGCCTCGACTATGCAAATAACAATAATTATTCCCAGAGATTAATAAAAATAAAAAATAGACAATTGGGAAAGTGGTCTGTCGAATATCTCTATAAAATGATCACTACTAAAAATTCAATATTCACTGATAAAGATATAATAAAAGCGACATTTAACGAAATCGCTATTAGAAAAGATAAATATCTTGTTGAAACTCTTTATGATATAGCTATTAATGACAACAATATTTTTTATGCGATTGATGCTGCTAGGACTTTATGCAAAATTACTGACTATGCACCATATCCCCAGGGACAATATAGCAATTCACACAGGCAATTTGTCAGTGACTCTTTAAAGTTCGAACGATTGAAGAAGTGGTGGGGCGAGGAAGGCTCTAAGGTAAAGGAATACAAATGTCCATTTAAAGATTTTATTCCCACTGATAAAAATAATCTTTATTTTGATCCTATAAATGATGAAACGGTGGAAAGTCGTTTAAAAAAACTGAAAGATATATGTAAGGATTTTCCTCTTTTGTATAAAACTCAAGCTGAAATACTTTACTTAACCCTTGCCAACGACAATCTTCCTTACATAAAACAAGAAGCAGAAAAAATCGTAAGTCAATGTGATACGGAGCTATTACCTTACATGGTTTTGGTTTATATAGCATTAAAAAATAAAGATAATGCTTCTTTTGAAAAATGGATGAATAAAATGATAGAATTTGAACAATTAAGAGAAATAAGCACATGTGTTATGATAAATACGAAATTCCGTCCTATTTTGGAGGCGGTTGTAATGTTTTTGCAAAAACATGATAAAGAATGAATTCAATTTTTAAATCAAAATAAAGCAAACAATGAGAAATAAATTATGGCGAAGAAACAAAAACTGGAATTGACATGGATCGGAAAAGAGAACCGGCCAAGGTTGGAGCCTAGAATACTCATCGAAGATAAAGAAAAATCCTATCATGCGCCGCACCGCGTTACCGATAACGATATTTTTGACAATAAACTGATCTTCGGCGATAATCTGCTCGCCCTAAAAGCGCTTGAACAGGAATACGCTGGAAAAGTAAAATGTATATATATTGACCCGCCGTATAATACGGGAACAGCATGGACGCATTATGATGACGGAATTGAACATTCTCTTTGGCTTTCCCTAATGAGAGATCGCTTGGAAATATTGCGTAATTTACTTACAGAAGATGGTTCTATGTGGATTTCTATTGATGCCGATGAAAGCCACTACCTAAAGGTACTTTGTGATGAAGTGTTTGGCAGAAATTGCTATGTTGATGAAGTAGTTTGGCAAAGGTCGTATTCCCCTATTAACCTAAAAAAAACGCTTTCCAGAAGTCATGATAATATTTTGGTTTACTGCAAAAACAGTGTGGGCTTCTCTTTGAATAAATTACCTCGTTCTGTCGAAGCAAATAATCGATATAAAAATCCCGATAATGATCCGAGAGGGCCTTGGAAGTCAAGCGATTTATCTGTTGGACCAATTGTCGCTGAAAAAGTTTACGAAATTACAGTCCCTAGTGGACGCAAGGTATTACCTCCAGATGGGTATTGTTGGCGATTAAATAAAAAACGATTTCAGGAGTATGTTGATGACAACCGGATTTGGTTTGGAGAAAGCGGTAATAATGTTCCATCTATAAAGAGATTTTTATCAGAGGTTAAATCTGGCATCACTGCAATGACATTGTGGAGTCGAGATGAAGTGGGAGACAGTCAGGAAGCAAAACGGGAAATAAAAGTATTTAATTCAGATGATGTATTTGAGACTCCGAAGCAGGAAAGATTGATAGAAAGAGTTATTCTATTGGGGTCCGATCCCGGGGATTTGGTTTTAGATTCATTTTTAGGTTCAGGAACGACGGCGGCGGTTGCGCATAAGATGAGGCGGCGCTGGATTGGGATTGAGTTGGGGGAACACTGTCATACGCATTGTATCCCTCGATTAAAGAAGGTTATTGATGGAGAGGATCAGGGCGGCATCAGCAAGGCGGTCAACTGGCAGGGTGGCGGAGGTTTTCGTTACTACAAGCTGGGGCCGACTTTAATTGTTGAAGATGAATGGGGAAATCCGGTAATCAACAAGGAATTCAATGCCGCGATGCTGGCTGAGGCGATGTGCAAACTTGAAGGATTTACGTTTAACCCAGACCCGGAAATATACTGGCAACAGGGACAGAGTACCGAAACTGATTTTATCTATGTGACCACACAATTCATGAGCCGTGAAATGCTGATGAAAATATCGGAAGAAGTCGGGCCTAACCATAGCCTCTTAATTTGCTGTGGCGCGTTCCGCTGTGATGTTACGGAATTTGCAAACCTCACCATCAAGAAGATTCCGAAGGCGGTATTGAAGAAATGCGAATGGGGTCATGACGATTATTCTTTGGAAGTGGAGAACCTGCCGGAAGCCCCGGCGGAATATATTGCCGCGCAACAGGCAAATAATAACGAAAAGAAAAAACAGAACAGAAAATTCGGCAAAGACAAAGAAGACGTCCCATCTCTATTTGACTGGGCAAACGATTCAGAGGGGGGAGAATAATTATGAGCATTCAACATATTAACGCAATCAGTAACCGTTTAAGTCTGCGTCCGCCACAGCGGGATTCTCTTGAAATTCTCGCCCGCGTTTGCGAGATAGCCACGCTTTCAAAAGACGCAGATATGATGTCCAGCCTTGAAGCGATCAAAAGTGAATTTTCTTCCGTTGAAGATTTTGAACGTGATTTCCCTTCACTGTGTTTCGCACTGGCTACCGGAGTTGGAAAAACCCGCCTGATGGGAGCTTTTATTGCCTATTTGTATCAATCTGAAGGCATACGCAATTTCTTTGTTCTCGCTCCAAACCTTACCATTTACAATAAATTAATCGCTGATTTTACGGAAGGCAACGCAAAATATGTTTTCAAGGGGATTGCTGAATTTGCCTTGAATCCGCCGATAATCATTACCGGCGATACTTATGAAGACGGGCGTGGCGTTCGTGGAGATGATCTATTTGATAATCCCGACGCCTGTCATATTAACATTTTTAATATTTCTAAGATAAACAGCGAAGTGCGTGGAGGTAAAGCTCCTCGAATCAAACGGCTTAGTGAATACATCGGTGAAAGCTATTTTGACTATCTGGCAGGGTTGGATGATCTGGTAATGTTAATGGATGAATCTCATCGCTACCGGGCATCAGCCGGAGTTAAAGCTATTAATGAATTAAAACCGATACTAGGCTTAGAGCTTACAGCAACTCCACAGATTGAAAGCGCTGCACGTGCAGTTCCGTTTCAAAATGTTATTTACAGTTATCCGCTGGCTTCCGCTATGACCGATGGATTTGTCAAGGAACCGGCAGTTGCCACCCGTGAAAATTTCGATCCAAACGCTTATTCTCCAGAAGGATTGGAAAAGGTCAAGCTCGAAGACGGGATTAGGATTCACGAAAACACCAAGGTTGAACTGGAAGTATACGCACGTAACAACGATAAGCCAATAGTTAAACCGTTTATGCTTGTGGTTGCTACAGATACAACACATGCTAACATCTTGCAGCAGGTTCTTGAGGCAGATGACTTTTTCGAGGGGCGCTATAAGGGTAAAGTAATTCAGGTGCACTCAAACCTCAGAGGAGAAGAAAAAGATGAGACTGTCGAGCAACTGCTGACGGTCGAGAATCCGGACAACCCGGTAGAAATCGTTATCCATGTAAATATGCTGAAAGAAGGCTGGGACGTAACCAACTTATATACGATTGTTCCTCTCAGAGCGGCAAATTCCAGAACCCTGGTCGAACAATCAATCGGGCGCGGTCTACGCCTACCGTATGGCAAACGGGTTGGAGTTCCTGCCGTAGATAGACTAACAATCGTATCTCATGACAAATTTCAGGAAATAGTTGATCATGCGAACGACCCAAATTCAATTATTCGTTGCGGAGTTGTAATTGGCAAAGATATTCCCGAAGCTGGACGAAAAGCAGTTGAAGTAAAGAGTACCTTTGAAGAAATGATTTCCGGTTCGGAAAATGTTCATAATGTTACCACTGCAACTCCAGAACAAACACGTCGCCGGGAATTATTTTCGACTCCCGAAACCCGTAAAGCAGCACAGGCAACATTTGAAGTCATCAAACAATATGAACGATTAAAAGGCAGCGAACTGCTACAAGAACCAACAATTCAAAAAGAAATAGTTCAGAAAGTCCAAGATATTATCCGCCCTGCACAGGGGGTATTGGAGGGCATTGCAGAAGAAGTTGATGTGACAGCTGTAGTTCGAGAAACAACTTCTCTTTATCAGGAGCTTTCTATTGATGTACCCAAAATTGTTGTTGTTCCCAAAGGCGAAGTAAGCTGTGGCTATGAAGATTTTGATTTGGATACCCGCAATATAAATCTTCAACCGGTGGCTCAGGATATTTTGATACAACATTTACACGAAAACCAGAGATATAAACTCCAGGAAGGCTCCGGTGTAATCCGGGAATCCAGGCCGGAAAACTATTTGATTCGCGGCTTAATTGAATATAATGACATCAACTATGATGACCATGCAAAACTACTTTATAAGCTTGCAGGTCAAGTAGTAGCACGTTTACGAGAATATTTGAAAGATGAAGATGATGTAATTAATGTATTGCAGTATCATCAGCAAAGTCTGGTAAAATTAGTCCATTCGCAAATGCAGCAGCATTTTATTGAATCAGCCAGTAGCTATGAAGCTCATGTTACCCGTGGATTCTATTCGCTCAGGGCAAATAATTATTCTGCTTCGGCGAATGAAGACGCTCGAAACTTTAGAACTCCTCTGCTAGATGGAGAAAAAAATAAAATTAGATCAATGATTTTTAGCGGGTTTTCAAAATGCCTGTATCCTGTTCAGAAATTTGATTCTGATTCGGAACGGCGTTTTTCTGCGTTGCTGGAAAATGATGAAAATGTTCGGAAGTGGTTTAAGCCAGCACCGGGAGATTTGCAGATACATTACACTCAGGATAACGCATATGAACCTGATTTTGTCGTTGAAACCAAGGATTATAAGTATCTTTGTGAACCCAAACGCGAAACAGAGATGAACGATGACATTGTCGTAGCCAAAGCCAACGCAGCAGCTACATGGTGTAATCATGCATCCGAACACGCTAAAGTTAATGGTGGCAAACCTTGGAAATATCTCTTAATACCCCATGACCAGATATTAGAACAAATGTCATTGTCTGGACTTGCAGCAAGGTATACTTTCAATCCGACAGATAATCAAGAAAATATCTGGTAAATAATTGATTAATAATATGCCAATCAAGAAAAAAGCAAAGCTGAAAATCAGTTTGAACGGCAGCAAATAAGTTAAAATAGAAAATGAATGATGAAATAAAAACAGCAATTGCAATTTTTGACCAATATTTTAAACGTTATAAAGATGAATATCTTGATGATGAATTGGATTTTATACCCATGGTGAAAGATATTATTAACGGAGCATTAAGTATTTCAGATCAACCCGATAAAGTCAGAAGTGCAATTATATCGCATATTGAGAAATGTTATATTTCCAATTGGGATGAAAATGATAAAGTTGTAGCACAAAAAACTTTTGCAAAATTAATGAAATGAATCATGCCGAAATAAAAAGAACGACAAATGTCCCCTCGTACCTATATAGCCATTGACTTGAAATCGTTCTATGCCTCGGTTGAGTGTACCGATCGACAACTGAATCCTTTGACGACTAATCTGGTTGTCGCGGATGAGGGACGAACGGAAAAAACGATTTGCCTGGCTGTATCACCTTCGTTGAAATCTTATGGCATTCCTGGACGCGCAAGGCTATTTGAGGTTATACAGAAGGCGCGGGAGGTCAATGAACAACGACGGCGTTTTGCTCCCTCTCATAAATTCACCGGCAAATCCGCAAAAGCACCGGAGCTGAATTCCAACCCTGCATTGGAGTTGGATTATGTCATTGCCATTCCACGTATGGCTCGCTACGTCGAAGTCAGTTCTAAAATCTATGGCATCTATTTGAAATTTGTTGCACCGGAAGACATACATGTATATTCAATCGACGAAGTTTTTATTGATGCCACATCGTACCTGCGGCTTTATAAATTGACCGGTCGTGAATTCGCCATGAAGCTTATTCGGGAGGTGCTTCAGGAAACCGGAATTACAGCCACCGCTGGAGTTGGCACGAATCTTTACCTCAGCAAAATCGCCATGGACATTGTGGCAAAACATATTCCGGCAGATAATGACGGCGTCCGTATAGCCGAACTTGATGAGCAAACCTACCGGAGTGAGCTATGGTCTCACCAGCCGATTACAGATTTTTGGCGTGTAGGCAAAGGGTATGCAAATAAGCTGGCTTCTATTGGGATTCGTACCATGGGCGATGTTGCCCGGATGTCGGTAATGAATGAAGATATACTTTACCGGATGTTTGGCATCAATGCCGAACTGCTTATCGACCATGCCTGGGGCTGGGAACCTTGTACCATTGCTGCGATAAAATCGTATAAGCCGGAAAGCAGCAGTATTAGCTCCGGACAGGTACTACAGGAACCTTATGATTTTGACAAAGCTTATGTGGTAGTGATGGAAATGGCCGATCAGCTTGCACTGGATCTTGTCGAAAAGCGACTCGTGACCGACCAGTTGGTTTTGAATATCGGCTACGACATGACAAACTTGACCGATGCCCAACGAAGACAGGCCTACACTGGTGCAATTACAACCGACTCTTATGGCCGACAAGCACCCAAAGATGCTCACGGGTCAATTAGTTTGGAACGACAGACCTCATCCAGCAAAATCATCATTGAAGCAATGATGAATCTATTTGAACGCATCGCAAATCCCGCCCTTATGGTTCGCAAGATAACTGTAGTGGCAAATCACATTATGGATGAAAATTCAGAGGCGGAAAAATCCAGTGCAACACAACTGTATCTTTTTGCAGATTACGAAGCTATTGCTGAAAATGAAGCCCAGGAGGAAACTGAACTGGAGAAGGAAAAACGCCTACAGCGTGCTATTCTTAATATAAAGAAAAAGTTCGGTAAAAATGCATTATTAAAAGGAATGAATTTATTGGATGGCGCAACCGGCAAAGCACGAAATGATCAGATTGGAGGGCATAAAAAATGAGCAAGAAGCCATATAGTGATATAATCCATTTGCCTCACCATGTTTCGGATAACCATCCACAGATGCCGATGCACAAACGTGCTGCTCAATTCTCTCCTTTTGCCGCCCTTGTGGGTTACGAAGATGCGGTTTTTGAGACAGCAAGGGTGACTGAGCCAAGACGAAAACTGGATGAACAGGAACTAGCTGAGCTGAACCGGCGGATGGCTTTTCTTGCCGCACATCTGGCGGAACAGCCAGAGGTCAGCATTGAGTATTTTGTCCCGGATCAAACTAAGACCAGTGGCTCATATCATGTCGTGTCCGGTACAGTTAGCATAATTCACAAAAAGAAACGCATCGTCATTATGCATGATGGCACAGCCATTCATATGGATGATATTACAGGCCTTAACAGCGCATTGTTTGATTTTATGGAATAATGCCAGGTTGATATTACGCATTTGATTTTTACAGTATTGGATTTATTGATATGAAACGACGAATAAAATTCTCGGTAACCAAGGTCTATGGCAGATTCATGGGCTTTATTGCCGGAGCTAAAGATAAAGTGGTGCAGGACTCGATTGAAAATTTACAGAAGTCCCTTGAGTACTGCATGGAAGAAAACCGGGTTTTAAAAGAGTTGCTTGAAGAAGCGACTGGCAGGAAGCGGATCATATTGAAAGATTCCCACCGTCGGAGACTGGCGGTGAAAGGAATCGTCCTGAATATACACATCCTTGCAAATATTATGACTATATTTCAGCCTCAAACGCTTCTCCGCTGGCATCGTGATCTGATAAAGAAAAAGTACAGCAAAAGAAGTACGCCGGAGCATTATAGAAAAATTACGCCGGAGATGGTTCGGGAAGTCCTGCGGATGGCAAAGCGCAACTCAAACTGGGGCTACCAGCGTATCCGGGACATGATGCAATATCTTGGCTTTGAGATCAGTACAGCGACCGTACGGCGAATCCTGGATGAACACGGTATAAAGCCCGATCCAAAACATAAGCCCAATATAACCTGGAATGAGTTTATCAAATCTCACTGGGAAGTTCTGGCGGCAACTGATTTTCTCAGTGTTGAACTGCTTACTCCGTTCGGCTTGATGCGCTGCATGATTCTGTTTTTCATTGATATTCAAACCCGCACCGTAAAACTTGGCGGCATCAAAATCAACCCGGACGGAGAATGGGTTAAACAGGTTGCCAGGAACATGACCGATTCATGGGATGGATTTCTGATCGGCAAAAAATACCTGATTTGCGACCGCGATCCGCTTTTCACGAAAGATGTTGAACATGTACTCAAAGGAAGCTGCATAAAAATAAAGCGGATTGCCGCTGGAGCACCTTGTATGAATTGTTACAGTGAAGCATTTGTGAAAACAATAAAATATGAGTGCCTGAACAAAATGATCTTTCTGTCGGAGCGGCAGGTGCAATACGCCGTCAAGGAATTCATTCAGCATTATAACGAAGAGAGAACGCACACCGGCTTAGATGGTCAGATGCCTGTTGAAATTCACGAACAGCCGTTGAATGGCAAAATAATTGAATTTTCCCGGCTTGGTGGTATGTTAAGGACGTATCGGCGGGTATACGAAGAGGCGGCATGACACCGCTTTTTACCCTCGGATGACCTATGACATAGTGCGTAAGGGAATGTCGGCAATTTCGAGTGGCGATAAGAACTGAAAATGACGGATAAGTCCATCGCCAGTCGAGGTTAATCCGGAATTTGACAAGTCCAACGTAACGTAAGCGTAATTTCTAGTTATATAATAACTTGTTATACGAGAATAAAAAAAAGCCATGATAAAACTAAGACAACATGAAACGATAGGGATCTACATGTATGTCCCAAACTCGTTTGCAGAAGAATTAAAAGAGTACATTTCAGATGCAAAATTAGCTTGTGCAACAAAATGTCCAAAACCTATAATAGAAGAAAAAGAAGGATTTACTATTTTCTATTTTGGACATGAACGAATTGATGCGATTTATGATATTATTGCCCATGCTTTAGATGGG